CTCCACACCAATCTGAGAACGCATCTTCTCAAACCGTGTCCATAAGTCCCCGAGTTCTGGAGGGGTTTGGTAAACCATTACCTCTCTCAACTCCGTTTGCAGTGCATCAAGTCTTGACCGAATCAGTACTCGTTGCAGTGCTCTCCTACTGGCAGAAACATCACCCTTATAGACCTTCTTAGCGTTCCTTTCTTCTTCATAGAACAACTGCTCTATCTGGTCTAAGGAGTCAAAGAATGTGCCCAGATAATCCCCAAGCTGCCCGATGACATCATTGGGGTCAGTCTTTGCAATCTCCTTAACCCGCTGCTTCTCCTTCTCATAATGGATGACTTCTTCTTTGGTTAGTTTCTTCCCACCAAACTGCTTATGCAGGTCATCCAGTATTTCCTTTACATTACCAGCCGCACTTTTAACATCCTTGTAAAGCTGACACCCAGTCTTTACTGCCGCAACAGCAGCATTAGCCGCAGCTAATAAAGTTAGGGGGTCGATACATCACCATGCTTAGGTTGGCTTATCAGCTTTCTCATCGAGCTTTAGGAAAATCTTATTGCAGATTTCCTTAATCTCTTTCATGTCCTCTTTATGGTCACGCTTCATTTCATTTAATAGGTCACGCATCTCATCCTTACGGACATAATGCTTAGGTAGGTCAACCTCAATTTGATGGATGTTGCGTTGCATACGTTCACCTGCTTCCCAGAGTTTGCGTAAAAACCAGCCTGCGATAGTGAGCATCGCACCTGCACCAATATTGATTAAGGCTTGCCATTCCATTTTTATTTTTCCTTTATCCCACACGGTTACCAAACAGTAATAATGACTCGACCAGCAGCGCCATCGCCACCAGCATTGAAACCAGCACCGCCACCGCCGCCCGGCATTTGACCGTTCGCACCACTGCCGCTGTCAAAAGCACTTGATGAGCCGCCGTTACCTCCGGAAACAGACTGCCCACCTAAACTTGCTGCACCTGCGGCTACAGGCTTACCACCGCCACCGCCGCCACCGTGAATGGAGTTCTGTCCATTACCATCGGCAACTTGATACCCGCCAACCATCTGGTATTTGGTTGTGTCTTTGCGTACACCAGCGCCACCACTATAGGTAGCGGTCTGATAGATGTAGGCAAGCCAAGCTGCGTTATATGGGTTTGCAAACCCATCCATCTGCCCGCCGGGGGTAGACACGAATGGCGCACCACCAAGGGCGACAGCACTCATATTGCCACCACCCCAGTTTGTACCTTGCTGGTATGCAAGTCGAGCTTCACCACCACCAACAGTAAGTCCTAGGAAGGTAGTAGCACCGCCTGATGTACCGTCACCATTCGCAGCAGTCTTACCAATACCGCCATTCGCAACAGTCCCAGAGTAGCTGGAGTTTCCAAGGTCACTGAGGAGCAAAGTCTTCTCTACGTAGCCTCCGCCTCCGCCTCCGTGAGCTTGGGAGCCGTTTGCATTTTGACGAGAGCCGCCTGCGCCACCACCCCACATTTGGATACGAACATATGTACCCTTGGATGGTTTTGTCCAAGTAAATGCTGTAGGCGCTGTACCACCGGAAACACCATCAAAAATCTGACGGTCAACTACAGCAGTATCCTCAGTAATGTTGGTTATCTGGCCTTTGCTGTTGACTGTGATGCGTGGGGTTAAACCATTACCACCAAATGCGCCAGCGGAAACGCCTGATGCGCCCAACTTAACAGATGTGACTGATGCGTCTTCATAGTCAGAAGTTTGCAGCTTACGGATTGGTAAGTCACCAAGTAAGGCCGCAGTTACACGAAGCTCAATACGTGAACCAGTGGCATAACTGCGGGCCGTAGTACCATCTTGCCCACGTACAACAGTAAACGTGTCGGTAGTTCGGTCGGTTACCTTAACAATCTCAATGTTGTTTGTTGTATCTATGAGCGTCGCATAGAAGTAATCCCCAGAGCCAACAGAAGCTGTGGGAAATCTTGCTCCTTGTCCAACTGCGACGGAGAGAGATGTAACAGTAGCATTGATACTAATAGCAAGAGTACTGTACGCATTGTTTGATGTTTTCACTCCCATTAGACACCGCCCTTCGGATACTTAGCTTTGACTTCTTTGCACCAGTCAATTACTCCCTGTAGTTCAGGAGTAACCTCTTGGGTATCAAGCCAGCGCATAAGTGCATCAAGCTGGTCTCCAATCGGAGGATAGGCAGAAGCACGTAACCGTCTATATTCAACGGCATCCCACTCCCTTTGCATTCTTGCAGCCTCAGCACGAAGTACAGACTCAGATGGTTTATCTACCTGAGTATCTGTCCATTCCAAAGTGCTGTAGTCTTCACCCTTCATTGTCCATGAAACTGTAGGGTATAGGCTAACTAATGCGTGAGAAAGGTTATACATCATTGTGCAACCTCTTGAAGCATGATTGAACTCGTTGAAATCTCATAGCTAGATTGACCAACTGCTGCGCCATTGACAGCACGGTTCAGATAGAACGTAATTGCATTAGCACTTGACCCAATGACCTGCAATTTATATTCACATGCTGAAGTAGTTGAAGGAGAATCCATATATGTCATGTAGAAGTTACGAGGTGTAGATGCAGTATCGCTATCGTACATACCTGTCTTCCAACCCACCCAAGGCTGTAGTGGAACAGTAGAGTTATTGGCAATTGGTATGCCGTTTCGAGTGAGCCGGAATACCATATCGTGGCTTGCGCACTCCCCTACCAAATCAATAGATACTAAAATTTTGCTGTCAGCATATTTCGGAGTAATCGAAAATGTGAACACATCAATATCAACTGTTGTGTTTACCCCAGCAGACCATGAATTGACAGTATCTACTTGCTTGTAAAGCGTATTGATAATCATGCCGGGCTGCGTGATAAGCCCATTCGACTGGCCTTTAAGTTTATGACCAGTCGGGATTAAGATTTCATTAGATGGGCCACGTAGTTCAGGAACAATAAGCGGGCCAGACATCTGGTCGCCAGCCTTCTTGACTACTTCAGAAACCCGAGGAACCTGACTACCAGATGCGCCAGCGATAGCCTCAACATGGCCCAATAAAGTTCCGCCGCCAAGGGAAAGCTTATCGTTAAACAGCGCAGCAGTCGGGCGTAACTCAATTCGGTCATTGGTTACAAAGGTACGTGCTGTAGTACCATCCTGACCGCGAGCAATAGTGAAAACATCCGTAGCCGTAGCAATGACTTTCACGACCTCAATGTTATTCGAGAGGTCTATGATGGACACAAAAAAGAAGTCGCCTGTGCCAGACGCAATAGTAGGAAACCGAGCGCCTTGCCCTGCTGCAACTGATAAGGTTGTAGCAGTAGCTGTAAGCGACCCAGCTAACTTACTATATGCGTTATTCTTGACAAGCGCGACGCCCATATTTTCACCTTATGCCCACGGCCCGATAGACGTTACTGCACCAGTTGCTGAGATAGGGTAAATCGACATCGACGCCCCTGCTTGAATTGTTGATGCTGTTGGTGCTCCAACGGAGTACTGAAACTGAGGGGCAAATGATGTGATTGCACCAGCACCAGTATCTACATAACCTTTTACTCTGATAGAGTGATATGTACCTGCGGTAGCAGCCGAAGCCGCAGTGACCGCAACTGCTGTGCCAAAACCAGTAGTAAGGTAGTTGGACATGTAAGATGCAGCCGCTACGGTTGCTTGGGCTGCACCAGTCGTGGACACAACATCATATGCCAGAGCCACTGGAGCAGTGCCAGTGATAGCAAATCCAATCGCCCCAGTACAGGCGACTGCACCAGTTTTGGTAATCGCAAAAGCAAGCTCAAACGCATATCGAGTATTGGCTGATAGCGATGGATTTGCCGGAAGGATATTGACAAAGGTAGTGACTGCGGCTGGGCCAGTTCGTGTCGCATTGTTCACATACAGCATAGGGGCAAGAACCACCCCACGCTCTGTACTTTGCCCTGTGATGTACGACACCTTACCGTCGTACTCAACTGCGCCAGCCGTTGCTGTGGTTTTGTTTGTGCCAGCAGCAAGAGTTAAGGGAGCTACAGTCGCAGTACCAGCAGCAAGAGTCAGGTTACCAGTGAGTGTGCCACCTGCCTTCTCTAACTTGTCTGTGTTCAGGTTAATGAAGTTGGTGTCAACCTCCGCATTGGTCAGAGGCGAACCTTTTACAGTTGCGCCTGACCCTGCGGTGACACGAGTAGTAATACTAGACATATGAGTCTCCCTTTAACAATTACACCGCAGCCAGAGTAATAGTCCAAGTAATGGTCAAACTATCATCTGCGCCTTTATTCACCACGGCAAAGGTTGTGCGGCACAGCATATCGCTACCAGTTGATGCGTTAAACACACCAGCTTCGGTAATAGCACCAGTTGATTCAGTCGCTGCAAAAGTAGCAACATACACAACTTTTTCACTGTTGCTACCAGAGATAGTTGTACTGGTCAGTGCTTTACGTGTGCCCAGAATAGAAATCAAATCTGTTTGCGCAGCAGCGGCAGCAGTGGTACTTGCGCCAACAGCCATATGCGACATAACAGCCTTGGCTGTACCAACCATTCGGCTGGCAATATATGCAAGACCTGCGTTGACAACGAGGTTGTCAATTTCACGGGTATCTTTGACGTTGCCGTCTTTGTCAGTAAGCGTGACGTTCAGCTTACCAGTGAGTTTCAGATTGTCGTTAATCATTTCATTTCTCCTTAGAAAGTCCTAGCTTCACCGACGAAGCCTTCCAAAAAGTAAGAATTATCCAAAGTATAATTCTGACTTACAACAACACCTACGTCGGTGACTGAGGCAATGTTGTCCATTTTCGCATATGTTTCAGCAAAATAGCTAAGAGCATACGCCTCAATTACCGTCATATCATACTGATATACATCATTATCAGATAGCTGAGCGGTGTCAAATTTTGCTGGGGCAATGCCTAAATATTCAGTATCCGACGTACTGGCGGAGTCGGTACTTTGTCTGCTGACCGATAACACACTGGCATCAGTCGCAGTAGTTGTCTCATCCCGAGACCCGAGGTCTACTCCTAGTACTACTGCATCATTGACATCCGCAACGTCCCCCTCTATTACGTACAGTTCGGAGAAGTAGTCGCGGGCATAGACTGGATACTGGACTAGGCTGTAATCTATGTACCGTGTATCTGATGTCTGCGAGGTATCAGCTTTGACAAGCGACGGAGCAAGTGCTTTGCTCTCAGCCACTGTTGGGGTTTCAAACTTACCTAGGGTAATCCCTCTGTATGAGTACTCAGCAACTGATGGGACTTCATCGACTGAGCGGTACACAATGAACTGTCTCGCAAAGGTATCTGATACCTGTGAACTATCCGCAGTATTCTTGAAGAACGAGTTAGTCTGGTCATCATTGGCAGTTGCCACACCATCAGAGTCATCAGTGACTGTACTTGTGTCTTTCAGTACCTTGGTGAAGTCAGCAACCTTTGCATCTGCAAATGTAGATGTATCTGCCAGTACTTTGATAGATGAGATGGTGTAAAAGTCAGAACCGAAAACTGCGGTCTTGACAGCCCAGTACCCAAAGACGGCATAGTCATCATCTGAATAGCTATCATTAGGTACTAACCCTATATCAAGATACCGTGTATCAGATGTCCTAGCTGTCTCCTGAACAACCTTTGATACCAATACTTCTGGTGCATCTAGGGTCGAAGCATTTCCGTCAAAGTCATCTTGGACAATCGGATTGTCAAACAATGCCTTTGACATGTCGCGGTACAGATACTCTGCAACACTTGGCGTATCAGATGGATTCAGGTTAAACCCGAAGTACCGAACATCTGTAATGCGTGCTACGTTGCCCGGATAGGCATAGTCCTCTGCTAAATAGCTGAGTTCCCAGTATCCCTCATTGATGACCTTGGTAGGCCATGTTTGTTCGAGGTCAGAGATATTGGATTGGTCAAATGATTTACCGGGTACAAGTACGTTTGCTGCATCCGAGATACTGACAGTATCGGCAAGTACCTTGTAAGTAAAACGATATGTGGAGTCTGAGAAATACCCAGTGTCAAAGTTCGAGCGCCCAACATCTTTACGTGAAATTGCATCAGATGCACGGAACGATGTATCTTCCATGACCCGAACAACACTGATGGCGATGCCATCGCTCGTTCTGGATATATCGAAGAATGTCTTCTCGGGATGAAGCGTAATGCTGTCAGAAGCTTTGAACGTACTATCGTAAAGTGGATAGTTCGGTTGAATCGCAGCAGCTACTGAGATTCGTGGAGCTTTAACACTGTAGACCGGATGAGCATAAGTGGGAGCCATCGCAACTGTGCCAGCGGAAATAGCCGCCAGCACCTTTGTTAAGCTGTGCTCCAGAATGGGTACAGCAATAGCCCGTACAGAACCAATAACAGCCGTCGTAGCACGAACAACTCGTACTGACGCTCCGGTTATGGAGACAGCTATTGCGGTTTGCAGGGGCTTATTGTTCATCAGAACTCCCCACGTACTCGGAACTTCAGAACATCAAAAACAGTCTGTGTACCACTGGAGCCATAAGTGATTTGGATTTCTCCCTCATATGCTCCGGGTTCTACATCAAGAACACCACCGCTAAAGTTGAACACAACCTTGCCATCTACACCTGTAGATTGCTTAGTACATGCAATCGTTGATAGCAATGTCTCACTACCAGCGGCTCGAAATTTAACATCGACCGACGTACTAACATCGCTCAAGTCAATAGGTAGCCCGGTAGCTTCGTCAGTTAGTGTGAGCACGATGTCCGGTTTCGCATCGCCTTGAACAAGTTTTATAACGTCTGCCATGTCGTCCCCTATGCCAAAGGCCGCATACGGACAGTCATAGACGCCCTTGCAGCACCGAGGTTAGTTTTTGCTCTGCGCCCTGCTGTCTTGTACGCATACTGTTTGGCATGGTACGTCGCAAGCTCTCGGTCAGTCCACGACTTGTTCGGCAGGGCGAGTAAGTGTTGTAGTGCCCCATGAATTATAAGAGCCTCCAGTTCATCCATCGCCTTTGCATCCATACCTTTAGCATCAAGCGTAGGCTTTAATGCAACGAACATCTTGATGTTGTATGGGATGGAGTTATCTGGAACTGGGGCAATGACAAAATGGTCTGGGTCAAGCTGGGACAATGCTTGAGGCGTAGACCGTTTCCCTGTTTCAGGAGAAGGCCAGTCTGGGTATTGTTGGTGCAGAAGTTCCTGAGCGATTGGGTTAATCGGACTACCATTTACTGCTGCGTAAACAACTGTTGTCACCTCAGCATAGTCAGGAGTCTCATACTCGTACTCGTAAACACCGGGTGTCAAACGAATCTCAGGCTGCTCATAACGCCAACCGAGAGTTTTCTCGCACACTTCAATAGCTGAGTTACGAACATACTGCTCGATAGTTGGTCGAGGGCAACCGGGCACAGATGTTGCCAGTTGATTCTCAAGCGATGTGAAAAGTCGTAGCGCCATTTATGCTACTCCTTTGGGGTCTGCGCCAGCAGTCTCGGTGTCTGTCGCTGACCTAGATTGGAACGATGTAGCAAGCATCTGTAGGAATGATTGCTGGAACAACTGCGCACGTTGAGAGTTCACATGCTCATTGTCAATTGACTCAGCCAAGAAGATGATACCGTCGAGCAACACAGGAAAATACACATCGGGGAGCACATCAATATCTTCTTCGATGGCGTACTCTTGTGGAGCTTTGGCGTATTCAGCAATAAGAATCTGACCAGTTGGCGCTTTTGGGTAGATAAAAAATCTATTTGGATTGCGAGCATGTCGCATCCAGTTCACAGTCGGGCCGGGGTCATCGTTCTGCCAAGAGGGATATGTCTGGTCAAGTGTCTCACGATTTGTTTCGCGGATACTGTCCCCATTCTTTACTTGGAAAATCTCCATCACACGAATAGAGTCTGATGGCATCGACTGAAGAACTTGTCCTTCTACAGTGGGAACTTCCCCAATGTATGAGAACAAGTCAGGGCGAATGATTGCCATACGCTTCAGTGTTTGATTACCGAAGCCGAGCAGGGTCGTATCCGAAAACCGCTGCAAAGCAGTGTTCGTATTCGTATCCTGTAGCATTCGCCTAACATCAGCGATGACATCAATAAATTGCATGATTAGAGACCTTTCGAGGCTTCCTCACCAAGTTCAACATTAACCTGCTCAGGAGCCTCAGGGATTTCTTCAGTCGTCAAAGAAACTTTTGCCTTGCGGCTTTTTTGTTTCTCAGGGATAAAGCGCTCAGGAAAAGCCTCTTCCTCAGTTACTTCTTCGCAGATTGGATTCTCTGCCAAGATTGGGTTCCAGTCATAGATAAACCCATCACGCTTATTACGTAGAAATCGTGCCATCATTCTCTCCTTCAGTATCTGTTTCAATAAAATCTTTACGTTCCCATGCTTGGCATACACGTAAATTGTGGCAGATGAAATCAAACTTGTGACACCATCCTCGTCCGCCACCGTCTCTGTCTAACTCATTGATAGGGATAGACTCCATATCTTTAAGCATTTCAGGGGTGTTGTCAAAGTATTCGCAGTTTGCGCAAAACCTACGACGTGCATCTTCTTCTGGTATGTTCCAAACCTTAGCAATTTTAGACCAGAACGCTGTATTCGCATACTTATCTACAGATGTTCGTGTCGGCCCAAGACTCCAGTCTTTGACCAACCGAACGACAACCTGCATGTTTTCTTTGGCGCTTATCATTACCATTTCACCTTATTAGCCCAGTATGCCGCAGACATTTTGCCCTTGGCAATGTTCTTAGCATGGCGAGCTTTGAATGCCTCATTACGGGCGGAACCATCTGGGCTACCTTGTACTCCTTGTTGCCCAAACCGAATTGTCTTTACTTCAGTACCAGACTTTGCCACGACAACATGGCTCTTCGTTGGGTGATTTGGTGTGCGCTTAGGCTGGTTGTACCCAGAAACACCAGCACGTTCTAATCGTGGGTCTTTGGTAGCCATTACACCTCCTCGTAGAAAACAGTTGCAATCAAATCAACCGCTGTAAATGTTATGTAAATTCCATCATCAAACAACACACCGGGTTCTGGGATTGGAAGGATGAACATTCCTTTACCGTACACATCGAACGAGTAGTGCGACTCACCGCCTACTGGTGCTGCTGTTAAATCATAGAACTGTATCTGAGTATCACCACCACCCGAATGGTGGATAAGTAACTGCTTAAACAAAGCACGCTTACCAGTTACAAGCCCGGATGCGGTAAGTTGTTTTGCTTTGACTATGCTTGTAGACATGGTGGACTCCTTAAAAGGAAGGGGCCGAAGCCCCTATCCTTCATCGCTTTAGGTAATGTCTGTCAACATTGCGAAGACACGCACAACAGCAGCGGCTGGTACAGCAGTACCAAGCGTGATGTCGATAGTATCAGCAGCAGAGTAGACTTTGCCGCCGCTCAGAGTCGGAGCAAATGCGCCAGATGACAGCACAGGAACACCACCGGAGATACCAGTAGAGTTTGCTGAAGTAGCAGCCAAGAAACCAGCGGCGGCAGTGCCGTCACCAATTGCAATGGTACTGGTTACGCCAGCAGCAGTGGTCACCTGCATACCCACGTTAGACACCAGAGTGCCAGCGGGTACAGGAATCACTTCCAACACATCAGAAGCAGCCAGTGCAGTAGCACCAGCAGCAGCACGTGCGGCAATGATTTTCGGGAAGTCCAGAACCATCTCAACGAAGTGCACTTTGTGCAAAGCATTGGAGGGGAGAGCGGCTGAGCCTTTGTTAAAGCCCAGAGAGTCGGTGTATGTAGCCATGTTAAATCTCCAGAGTTAGTGGGGGGCCGAAACCCCCCGAATGATTATGCCAAAGTCACAACGCCTTGAGCCAGAGCTTCAGGCTTAACAACCTTGTAGCCATACACCTGAAGACCACGGACGATATTGCCGAAGGTGGTTTCAGAACGGATGGTTTCCATGTTGGTCATTTGCGAGGCAAAGGTGAAGCCCATCTTGTGACCAGCAATCAAGCTGAACTTGCCGCTAGACACGCTCAGGTTGTGGCTCATGTACACAGTGAAACGGTCAATCATGCCGAGGCGACCGTTACGCAGAATGGACACAGAGTCACCAGCCAGTGCTGCGTCTTTCAGGTCAGACTTCTTAATCATGCCAGCCATCTTGGCGGGAATGACGATGAAGCGGTCACTCTCAGGGCAGTTGGCTTCGTCCAGAACAGTGCCCAAGTCAACCAAGTATTCCAAGACGTTGGTCTTAGAGATGGCGACAGGAGTACCAGTCGAGCCGAGGTCAATGTTGCCAGTGATACGACCAGCAGTATTACCCTTGTTGGTAGAAGAGATGTCTGGCAGCAGGTCGGTCAACACACGCTGGTCAATCTTAATCTTCATACGCTCGGAAGCGTCTTTAGACCAAGTATCCATCAGGGTGATGTCAGACTGAACCTTGTCCACGTCATCTTCGATACAAGAGAAGTACTCGCCCTTGTCGATGAGCAGTTGCAGCTTAGGCTTGTCAGGGTTCTCAACTTGGAGAGTTTGACCCTTGGTGTAAGTACGAATGGTGATTTCAGGAGTGGTACGGATATTGACCGTATCACCATACTGACGAATCTCGCCTTCGTAGTCAGTGTTCGAGATTGCCGACAACACAGTTGCGTCGTAGAAATTCTCGATGAGTTTGCCCGACCAAATCTCGGGGATGAAGTTGCCCGAATACTGTGGGCGGCCTGCGGCGTTAGGATATGCCATGATTTTCTCCAGTTAAGCGTTTGCAATAATGCGATTCTCTCGCTGTGCAGCAAAGATGTCGCGTTCAATGCGGTCACGCTCAGCTTCACGTCCTCTGTATTTACCAGAACGAACATCGTTGAAGAAATTCTTGATGTCGTCTGGAGAATAACTACGAGTAGTTTGAGTCGTAGGAGTACCGGAGTTTCTTCCACGTCCGGGAGCTACCTGTTTCTCAAGCTCAGAAGCTGGTGCAGACCGAGTAGGTTGAGCATTAGCGTTAGCATATTTACCAGTCGCTTGAGAGAATGTCGTGAAGAACGACGACACGCGGGCTACATCTAGATTCGCTTGTGCTTGCTCCAGATATGTTTGTCGTGTTACGCCTGTCATTGGGTCAATGTCCAGCAACCATGACTGGAAGTCAGGGTCATTGTTCATCTGTTGCCAATTCGGGACGACAGCAGTCAGCGTACCCCAGAACTTATCTTCAGCAGACATAGCTTGTTGACGAGCAACTTGCTGCACCTGCGGGACAATCGAAGTATTCAGACTTGCCGCAATATGGTTCAGTGCGTTTTCCAGTGCAGAAATTTTGCCGATAATCGGCACAATCTCCTCACGTGAAACTTTTCGCATCACGTCCAAAGACTCACCATACTCCTCACGTTCAGTATCAGAGACAAAGCGCTGAGCTTGAACTGTCTGAGGGGCAGTAGTGGGTTGGGTGGACAGAGTTGAAAGCAACTGTTCCATCTGCGCGACTCGTGCCTGCATCTCACGATTTTGTGAGTGAAGGCGCGGAACCTCTGCGTTGTACATACCCTGAAGGGTCTTGTACTTCTGGACATAATCCTCATTAGCGTCACCCGTCGAGCTATGCTCATTTGAATCAACGGGTGGATTAGCAGAACTCGAATCACTGTTGGACGAGGAAGCATCTTGTGAAGATTGGTTCGCATCAGTCGGGGTCACATCAGTAGGAGGCGTAGCCTCTCCACTGCCCTCTGAATTGAGTTCTTTATAGAGTTCCTGAACGGCCTCAGTCTGTTTGCGAATTTGCTCTGGTAGTGCCATATTACGCTCCTATCGGTGTGCGTTAACTAGACGGCGAGCCGTGAGGCTTTGCCGCTAAATCCGGGGCATCCTGTACGAGCTTGTATAGCTCGCCTAAAACCTGACACCGCCCCTGTGAAAGTGTCGAGTTCGCAAGTGCAAATGGAAGCTGCTCAAGTTCATGCTGTCTCCAGTCTCTCAGGAACTCCAGTACCTCAGGGTACTGTCGCACTGTGACTGCAAGAGCTTTGATGACTTGAGGTGACGGACGAATCATCCTGCGCCTCCAGTTGCCCTGTTCATTACGGTGTTCCCTTCCATACCACCCTTGGGCGCACCATTGGGTTGAGTTGGAGTAAGACCACCACCTTGGCCTTGCGGAGGAGCCGCAAGCGCCGCTTTTGTTTCAAGTCGTTTCTTGTACTCAGACTTTTCACGGCTGGGCACAATGTCGTCGGCAGGCATATGCAGCCCTTTGACAACCTCACGCAGCACCGCAGAACGACCTTCTTTGCCCATGATTTCCATGTCAATCTGGTTCGCAGTCGCGTTCAAGAACTCAATACGGCGGACATTCATCTGCTCCTTCATGGCGAGGTTAATCGCGCCACGAGGCAGAATGTTCAAGTCACCCTTGATAGATTCATCTTCATCGTACCGCATGTTGTATACATACTGACGGTGGACGATTGGTTTGATTACATCAGCGTCAATGTGCATGACAACTTGGCGAATACCTTTGCCTGCTGAACCCATCAACATTGACAAGCCAGACGATGTACGTCCAGCGCCCTGTACATTCATGTCGCCATACAGATAGGCTGGAATGCCTGAGTGGTCATCAGCAAGACGGCTGAACTTCTCATAGACAGCGACCAGCGTATTCGCATTGTCTTCTGGCTGAGTAAACCGCACTGCTGGTGAGTTCGACCCAGCGGGGTCATTCATGACCTGCCAAATCTTCCAAGGATGAACCTGTGTGATGTCTTCGTTTGCTGGGATACGCTCAAGGTTCACCTCAACCTGTGGGCCAGAGGAGATACCCATGTTGTTCACCAGTGCACGAGCAGCAGCGTTACAGATATTCTGTAAGTCCTCAATGATTTCTGGGATACCTTTACCCCAGAATGCGCCGGGGCACTTGATGAAAGATGTTTTGGCGTATGGCTTCTCACCCAGTGGGTCATAGTTCAGTACGGCCTTAATGGTGTACCCACCAACAACCCATACGTTGGCGTCATACTCACGTGCAGGGTCAGGAATGTCTTCTTCAGACAGGCCCCACTCAATGAGCATCTTGCCTGAGACTTTGCCCCAGAATTCAAGTGCATCAAAGATTTCAGTTGGGCGCATCGCAGTGTGGTACTTGCGCTCCTCTTGTTCCTTTTGAAGTTCAAACTCTTCGTTTACCCACGAGGAGCCGTTACCAATCTCCAGCACTTTACGAATAGCTTCGTCATCATAGCCCGGCACACCGATAAGGTCTGCAAGCTCTTGTCGAGGCATAGGATGATGTTCAAACAGATAGCCGTCACGAATATTCGTAATGCCCGGCTCAGGGTAGATACGGAACGGGTCAACACGTTCATACTCTGGCGCAATGCGGTCTGTAGGTTTTGCAACAGTTCTTCCAGTTTCATCTTGCTCCCATCCAAGTCCACGTTGACGACGAACAATCGGGCCTTTAACAAAGGCAGCAGGGTAGGTAACGAGGTCAGTAATGAAATCATTGAAGCTCTCTGCCCAACCACCTTCGGCAAACTGGTCGGCAATGCGGTCTTTCATTTTGTCAGCACGATTCTGTGCTGCTTGAAGGATAGCGAATCGGTAGTCTTGCGCAATCATCTCGCGCATTTCTGAAATCTCTTTTGGCCCGGGGGCACGGTCTTCTGCTTGAAGAATCTTGATGATTGCATCACCAAGAATATTCTCAATCTCTTGAGCCTGTGAAGGCTTAAGGTCAGGGATGGGGGTAGGCTCAATCTCCCAAGGTGGAGTGCCTGTATCGAGAAGGATGTCCCGTAGCCAGCTTTCAGCGGCACGGCACTTCACTTCGGTAATCATCATGAATACTTCAGAACCGCCTTGACCACGGATGGCCCGTAGTTTGTCAGCTTCATACTCACCATTGCGCTGACGCATGGCTTGCAACATCTTCTCCTGTATTGGTCGCTTCGCAATACGCGCTGCGTCCCAACATTGGCGGAGGTGGTCTGTGATACCTAGGATGAGAGGTGCAGTCTGACGAGCCTCAAGTTCACGAGCAATCTGCTCCTTCTCCTGACGCATAAGCTCAGTGTTATTTACAACGCGAAGGATAGACAGGCCAGCCATATCAGAATTCTTTCTTGTACTTGAACATTACACGACGGTCTGCTGGGTCAAACGTCCCACCGGGAGCGCCCATTGGGTCAGGAGTGTAATGTCCTTTTTGTACCTCGATACCTACAGAGGTATCGCCCTTGCGATATGTTACATCAGCACCAGTAATTTTCGCTTCTTTGATGTCGCTTGTACGCACACCAGAACCGGAGATACCAACGGTTAGCTCAGAATCTTTGCCAACACCAGCAGTAACAGCAGCACGTCCACCGCCTGCTACACCACCTCGAATAGAACCACCGCCACCAGAAACTTCAACACGTTGTTTATTGTCATCTTCAGGAACTAATCCGCCGTCGGCATAGCCCTTCCCCATCGACGGATGAGCCTTGCCCATCTTCGGATTGGTGGAATAGAGAGTATATGCCTTCGTGGATTTCATGCGTCCCCCTTACAGACTCACAACATATTGTAATGTATACGCCAAAACAAGTATACATGCAATAGTAAAAAAAGAAACCCCCCTGACACTGTTGGGCAGCAGGGGGGCAAACTCTGTGAAGGAAAGGCAACTACAGAGGAGGTGACACAGAGAGTATATCAAGTCCAACCTAGGCTTGCAACTTGTTTAACTTCCCGACGAGATGGAAGTCTGGAGCCTTCTCCGCCAGTATGAATGTGGAGCATCAGATACTGGAGAGCTTCAGCTACGTGGGAGTGCTTGTTCTTGTCGATGTCGCCATCGCCCTTGGGCTTGTAGCGATAGCCGCCCATCATGGCAGCTTTCAACTGTGTACAGTTCTGCGCAACGAGGAACGCCGAGTCGCCATCCACCTGCCGCATCAGGTAGTCATCCACTGCATTGAGTCGTGCCGACACGTTGTTGGTCTTGGCGGGTATGACCTTCAGCCCTTCGGCTTTGATGATGTCTACCGCCGAGCGTTCATCGGTCTGCGCCCGCTGTGTGCCCGCCGGGTCTGTAATGATGAGCACTGGTGCGCCGGGGAAATGTTCGTACAAGTAAGGTTTGAGCATCGTGCGGATAAAACGCTGGATGCCCATATCAAACGATACACACTCGCCCAGTATCAGCGCCCGACCTCGGGGGTCTTGCTGCCCGATGACTGCTGCTGGGGTTAACCCTAAGTCCATACCAATCAAGATGGGGCGTACACCGTTTGAGATGTACTGCATCTTCCCCTTTGCCATATGGTAGTCGGGCCGGAAATATTTGTAGACGGGCATACCTGCTGAGGACAGGCCATACTCACCGTCAATGTACACACGAACATATTCCTCTGAGCGACCTTGCGTATCGTAGTACCCATCGGGTAAGTTCTCGACGTTCTCGGCATAGACACTGCGGCCTGATGGTTGCTTGAACACATCCCAGCCATTGTTGTTCGCAGATACTCCATCTTTGGGGTCAAGCCCTTCCATCTGGTAGTACCACCACGTGTCCATCGTAGGGGGGTTAGTGTCGCCCCACATTCCGTGCCAAGTAGGCCCACCATCTTTCGCGG